CAAGCCCGAGCGCTGGGGTGGAGCCCGAAGGACCATTTCAAGGGGGACCCCCGGCATTGGGTCGATGCCGAGACCTACTTGAATCGCGGCGAGCAGATTATGCCTATTTTGAGGCAAAATAATCGGAAGCTCGAAGGCGAACTCACCGCGACGAAGTCGGAACTTGCGGCCCTTAAAGAGCGTCTCGCGGCCTCGGACGCGGCTATCGCGGAACTCAAGAACTTCAACTCGAAGACGTCGCGGGATGCGGCGAAGGCCACGAAGGCCGACCTCATCAAGGGGATTACGGAGGCGAGGGAAGCGGGGGATGTCGCGAAGGAGGTCACCCTTCAGGACCAACTGAGTGAGACGAACGCGGCGATCCGAGAGGCTGAAAAAAACGCTGACGCCGGAGGCGAGGCGAAGCCGAGCCCGACGGCGGATAAAAAGACCGATCCCGCTCTTACTGCGTCGAAAGCCGTCTTCGATTCATGGCGATCGGAAAATCCGTGGTATGACGACGATCCCGTGAGACACGGCTTGGCCGAGGGCTTTGCGGTCAAGCTACGAAAGGACGGCACGACTCTTACGGGTCGAGAGTTCTTCGAGGAAGTCGGCCGTCAGGTTGCCGCCTTCACTGGGGGTACTAAGAAGGAGCCTCCTCGTGCTGATCGGGTCGAAGGTGGCGGTCGAGGCTCAGGGAGCGGCGGTGGCCGCGAGCCCTCGAAGTCCTTCGCGGATTTGCCTCCTGAGGCCAAGGCCGCTTGCGACAAGTTCGCCTCTCGCGGCGACATCACCATCGGCAAAGGCAAGACCTTCGAGACCCTCGAAGACTGGCGCAAGCATTACACCAACGAATATTTCTCAAGAGAGTAAGTTATGACCGAATCTGTCGCGAAAGCCAAACCGAACCCCTCGGCCGACTCTGTTGCGGAGGCAGCGAAGCCCGCTGCGCGCAAGCGCATCCCGATGTCGGTCCCAATCCGCAAGCTCGAAGTCCCGGAGATCCCTGGATACCACATGCACTGGTTCTTGGAGAAGAACGTGCCGCGCGCCTTGCAGGCCGCGTACGAGTTTGTGGACTTTAATGAGGTCCCAACTAGTCAGACTGGTTTAGGGAACGACGTTCGGTCATCGGGCTCGGCTGACTTGGGCGATCGCATACGGGTTCTCTCGGGAGTGGGAGAGAACTCCCACCCTGAGTACTTGGTACTCATGAAACTCCCTGAGGAGTTCTGGCTTGAAGACCGTAAGAAGATCGACGAACTCAACGCTTCGCGTTTAAGCGTGATCTTTCGCGGCGAGAAGATATTGGACTCTGACGAACTGAAGGTATCGAGTGACGATCAGGCATTGAGGTACGTTAAGACAGCCCTGTTCAACAGGCCGACAAGAAAAGTGACGAGAACGACTTAATTAACCTAGGAGAACCGAAATGGCTAACAGCAATAAGGTCTCCGGCCTGACCCCAATCAAGTACTTGAATGGGGCACCTTGGACGGGCGGAGGCAATATTTATCATATCGATTCAGGAGACACGAACGCCTACTACGTGGGCGACCCGGTTTCCTTGAAGGCCGGTACCGCGACGATCGCGGGCGAGGACGTGGGGTTGCAGACCCTGAACGTTGGGCAGGTTGGAGCGGCGAACGTCGGGGTCATTGTGGCCGTCGGCATCAATGCTCGCGGCGGGCCGTACATCGACCCCTCGAACTTGGGCTACGGCAATCAGGTCGTGACGAGCGCTCCGGCGACGAAGACGAAGCCGTACTACGCGCTGGTCGTCGATGACCCGATGGTCGTGTTCGAGATCCAGGAGGGCGGCACCGGAACCGAGTTGACGGTCGCGGCGAACTCCAAGAACGCGAACTTCGCGCTGGCGGCTCCCGCCACGGGAGTCGTGGTCTCGGGTGCGTACCTGAACCTCGCGACGGCCCCTGCAACGACCTCGACGTATAATCTCAAGCTCCTGGGCCTGGCCCAGCGCTTAGATCCGGCGAGCGGCGCATACAACACCTACGGGCCTTTCGCCAAGTGGTGGTGCTTGCTGAATAACCACTACTACAAGACCGGCGTCGCCGGAATCTAAGGAGAACTTTATGCCAGGCGGTGTAATTTCAACGGGTGCCCACCCCAAGCTATTGTGGCCGGGTATCCATGCAATTTGGGGACAGGTCTATCGAGAACACCCCACCGAGTACACGGAACTCTTTGACATGCTCACGTCCGAGCAGGCTTACGAGCAGGACGTGAAGGTCACCGGCTTTGGGCTCGCGCCCGTTAAGCCGGAAGGAGCCCCGCAGACCTTCGATAGCGAAGTCCAGGGTCAGGTCTCGACCTATACGCACATTGCGTATTCGTTGGGCTATATCGTGACGTTCGAGGAGTTGCGGGACAATCTCTATGAGATCGTGTCTCGGCGTCGGGCGAAGGCCAATGCCTTTTCGATTGCTCAGACCCTAGAGAACCTCGGCGCGGGCATCTACAACGATGCCTTCACGGGGAACGTGTTCTTGAATGCGGACGGCCAAGCGATCATCTCGGCGGCGCATGTCAACGCGACGGGGGGAACCTTCTCCAACGCGCTGACCCCTTCGGCGGATCTCTCTGAAGGTGCTCTCGAAGACATTTCGATCCAGATTTGGGGGGCTCAGAATGACCGAGGTCTTTCGATCTCGATCATGCCGACGTCTCTTCATATCGCGAAGCAGGAGTTCTACAATGCCAATCGGATTCTGAAGTCCGTCTTGCAGAGCGGGACTGCCAACAACGACATCAATGTCCTGAAGATGACCAACGCCTTCCCCGGCGGCATCAAGATGAACCACTACTTCAGTGCCCCTCATGCTTGGTTCGTCCGCACCAATTGTCAGAATGGCATGCAAGCGTTCTGGCGCGATCGGCCGATCTTCGACACCGACAACGAGTTTGATACGAAAAACGCCAAAGCGGCGTCTTACTTCCGTATCTCATTCGGGCAGACAGATCCTCTGTCTATCTTTGCGTCGAACGGAGCTTGATGCGTTAACCTCTCTTAAAGCGCTTTAACGAGCGGCCTTCGGGCCGCTTTAGGAGACCTTCGATGACAACGCCTTCTGCCTCGCCCGCCCGATTTACATCGGGCATTTCGACCGACTTCCCGTATGGCCCCTTGGCCGGAATGGGTATGCCGAACCCGTTCTTCTATCATCTATTCCAGGACGATTTCGACTATCTCGACACGCAACTCTACACCGCGACGAAGACGGGCGCGGGAACCATTGCGAACGCCGCAGGAGACGGCGGTCAGATGCTCTTTACGACAGCCGCCTCCTCAGCGGCTATCTGCGAGCTTCAGGTTAGCGTGGCGGACTTCGTCCTTCCGACCCCAACCTTACCGAAGAAGTTCTTCTTCCTCACGAGACTCCAGGTCTCGGACACGACGAACTGCGAGGTCTTCGCGGGGGTCGTCAACGCGACCACGACGGTCGCGGGTATCACGGACGGTATCTACTTCCAGAAGGTCGCGGGCGGCACGACGATGAACCTCATCGTCATTTCAGGGTCGACGGTGCAGTCGACCATTGCGATCCCAGCGAATGTGCTATCGCTCTATCTGGCGGCGGCAACGTGGCTCGACTTGGGCTTTGCGATCGGCCGGAGTGGAGCGGTGGTGGCCTATGTGGGCTATCCGCTCGTTGGGTGGGTCCCTGCATCGGCGTGGACCTCGGCTACCCAACCCCCGCCGCTCGGGATCGTTGCTCGGCAGTCGGCGGCGGTAACCTTGTCGACGGTGAACTTGGCCCCGACGCTCATTTTGCGAACGGGTAACTCGACCGCCGTCACCATGACCGCTGACTTCATGCTGGCCTCGAAGGAGAGATAATTGATAGACATTGATACGCTCGCTCGATCATCGAACTGCCTGGTCAAGATCTCCGGGTGGCTCGAAGAAGACATGCCTTTAACGAAGATATTGCTCTTTGAGGAATTGAGTCCGATCCCGAAGGCCATGCGCATCGATAGCGTGATCTTCGCGATCCAAGAGAAACTCGGGTTTAATCTCTGGTGGGTAGGGGAGGCAGGCGAGAAGCGCCTGATCCTCCCCTTGGAGTCTCGGGGGTATTTCAACTTTGAAGGGATGCAGTCTTTGCAGAGCAAAGACTCGAAGGGTATTGCGATGGAGTCATTTAATCTCGGGGCTTCTACGAAGACCTTTTTGATCCTACTAGACTTGGTGAGGCAGTAATGGGGCTCCCGGTTGACTTCTACACCCCAAATCGAATAATTCGATTTGCCCGGC